ATCCAAGGGTGGATATGCTGACTACACAACGTCAACATGGGCTCGCAAGGAGACTGCCTTAACAGAGGCAGAGCAAGCGGCACTTGACCAGCACGGACTGTACAACCTACAGGATTTCATGCCCAAGCGACCAAGTGAGCAAGAGCTCAAGGTCATGAAGGAGATGTTTGAGGCATCCGTTGACGGCAGACCATATGACATGGACCGTTGGGGTGCTTATTACAGACCAGCGGGCATGATGGCTCCCCAGACCGGAGGCACTAGTGATGCCACCGTGGCACCTCCAGTACAGGAAACAGCACCGGCTCCAACGGCAACGGCGGCACCAGCACCTGCTCCTGAACCAGCACCAACACCAGTGGCCGAGGCGGCTCCTGCTCCGGCAGAACCAGCACCGGCAACTGAGGCGGCACCTGCGGGTGGATCCAAGGCAGAGGACATCCTCGCCATGATCCGTTCAAGACAGAAAGCATCTTAATAGATTATCGGGCGGTGGCGACATCGCCCCATAACTACTTAAAAGTTTTAACGCAGACAATAAATGGACTTTTTCTTAAAATTTGAGTCATCTAAAGATGTTATACCATTTTCTATAATAAAAAATGAAAGGTTATTTTCTTGGTTCCTGGAAAAGATCAACACAGGCAATAACAATAGATTTTTGATTAGCCAACCATGGATCAATGAGGTGACCCGAGAACTAGAAACACTAGATAACAACATCAGGACAGTAAACGATGTTATCAACAACCTACTAGGTTACAAATTTAGAGAACTCGATGACATCAATGATTACCTGGACCAGGACTTCTTAAATAAGACTCACTGCGACTGGGTAAAATCTCAGGAGGCTGTGTTAAACATCGATGCCCTCAGGACATCAGACAATCCAATAACTAAAGAAATGGGAGAATCATTACATCATCAGTATCCTGGCGATATAAGAAATGTTAGATTAGCCCCACTGTTACAAAAATTAGATTACATAGATATATATGAAGATATCAACATGTCTATACACCGATTAGAAACATTGTTAGGAGGAACTCCAGGACAAGACATAAAAATTGATTTCGCCAATGACGATCGACATGACATGATAAGAAATGAGAAGTATGATGAGACTGAGTTTACTAATGATAATACTAATTTTAGTTTTTCATATACCTACCTAGGAAGACAAAATTATGATAAATGGTTAAATTATGACAATAATTTAGACTATGATGATGATTATAATTATGAAGAGTTAGAACTGGCATTTAGTCTGCACCTGGGTAGAACAGAAACGATACCATTTAGTGAGGAATTTTTATCATGGTGCAAAGATAAAAATATCAAACCGATCTGGCATCTAGCAATAGCAAATATTCCAGATCTCCAAAATCGTTTGTTCGAGTATAGGAAAATAGTATATACTAATGGAAAGGCCGGCAATTACGCTAGCCTGTCCTTGACCAATCAAGAGGAAAAACAATCATGGCCAAACCATTTGACGTAAGCAAATTTAGGAAGAACATCAGCAAGAGCATCGCTGGACTATCCATTGGATTCAACGACCCAACGGATTGGGTATCAACGGGCAACTATGCCCTCAACTATTTAATCTCGGGAGACTTCCATAAGGGCATTCCATTAGGCAAGGTCACGGTGTTCGCCGGCGAGTCGGGTGCGGGCAAGTCATACATCTGCTCGGGCAACATAGTCAAGGCCGCACAGGATCAGGGAATCTTCGTGGTTCTTATTGATAGTGAGAACGCACTTGATGAGGACTGGTTAAAGGCACTGAACGTTGACACGTCAGAGGAAAAACTACTAAAACTCAACATGGCCATGATTGATGACGTAGCGAAGACTGTTAATGACTTCATGGGAGAGTATCGTGCCATGAATGAGGAAGATCGTCCCAAGGTTCTATTTGTCATTGACTCACTTGGCATGTTGCTAACTCCTACAGATGTTGATCAGTTCCAAAAGGGTGACCTTAAAGGTGACATGGGTCGTAAGCCCAAGGCACTGACGGCACTCGTACGTAACTGCGTTAACATGTTTGGCAGTGCTAACGTAGGACTTGTAGCAACTAACCATACTTACGCAAGTCAGGACATGTTTGATCCGGACGATAAGATATCAGGCGGACAAGGCTTTATCTACGCTTCATCAATTGTAGTAGCAATGAAGAAACTCAAGCTCAAAGAGGACGAGGATGGTAATAAGATATCCGAAGTTAAAGGTATCAGAGCGGCATGTAAGGTCATGAAGACCAGATATGCTAAACCATTTGAATCAGTCCAGGTCAAGATTCCATATGAGACTGGAATGAATCCTTACTCAGGACTAGTTGACTTGGCAGAGAAAGCGGGACTGCTAGAGAAGGACGGCAACAGGCTACGCTTTGGTGCCGCGGACGATGACAATGCTATCAAGCAGTTCCGTAAGGCGTGGGAGAACAATGAGGACGGTTGCCTTGATAAATTGATGGTAGCCTACGCAAATCAGACAAAAACAGTAAATAAATCTGACATAGAAGACATGGAGGACAAGGCCGTTGAACAGGAGATGTTCGTCGACGGTCATGGTGATGCCCATGAAATAGAAATCGAGGAACAGGAATAAATGTCAGAACTTAACACCGCATTTGAGGTTTGGACTACCATAAAGGATGAGTTAAAGAATCCCGGAGAGGCCGCAGTTGACGTAATTAACTGCCTGGTAGACAATCTAGGATACTCTAGTGAGCAGATCAAGGAAAGCGGCTTCATCAGTGACCCGGACATCAAGTCAGCACTAGTGGACTTCGACATATTACACCCAGAAGAGGCAGAGGACGATGGCCTCGACGAGTGGGGTGATGAGGAAGAGGACGAGGAATACTGGAAGGAAGATGACGAGGACTACTAATGTGGTATAACAAGGTCACTGAGAATTTAGCAAACTTACCAGACTTTTTGATGTATTATCGCAATGAGTTAGAAAAGGCTAAGAAAGAATGTAGCATTCACGGATATGTTGAAAAGAACATATCTGATCTGCCTGGACTAACAGAACATCGCTTCAATCAACTACAAGAGATAGAAGCAGTCCTGAATCACTTAAACATCCAGTTACGCAAGATAAGGCGCAAACACTTCCAGAAATATCTAGAAGCATACCAACGGGCATTGACAAGCCGTGATGCGGAGAAATATGTCGACGGCGAGGACGAGGTCATTGAATATGAGACATTGATCAATGACGTCGCACTGCTACGCAACCAATGGCTTGGCATCATGAAGGGATTTGAAAGCAAGAACTTCATGCTGGGACACATAGTTAGGTTACGTGCCGCTGGCATGGAAGACATACAGGTCTAATGTCGTCAACCACAGCACAAGAAAGCCACAAGCACTCGAGATTGGTGTTGGATCACCTCGAGGAGTTCGGTGACTTCATGGAGAGCATATCAACGGTGTGCGACATGGGTGCTGGCGAGGGCATGGACAGCGAATGGTGGGCCACACGTGAGGTCGAGGATGACTCGGGAAGGCACATACCATTGGACATCAAGGTGACAGCAGTAGACATCCAACCTTCCATTGACTTCGAACACAAGAACATAACGGCAGTCAAGGCGGACTTCGAGGACAGCAAGTTGAAGGACGGGCAGTTCGATATCATATGGTGCCATGACAGTTTCCAATACGCACTGGATCCTATCAACACCTTAAAACATTGGTGGCACCTGACCAGAGATAACGGCATGCTGTGCCTACAGGTCAAGCAGACAACGAACATCAAGCACAATCAACAGATATTCACGCAGGACAGCGGAGTATATCATCACTACACTCTAGTGAATCTGATACACATGCTGGCGATCAACGGATGGGACTGCCGTGACGCACACTTCTGGAAGAGGATAAACGATCCCTGGATCAAGTGTGTGGTGTACAAGAGCAAGACCGAGCCAATGGATCCAAGGACCACGTGGTACGATCTAGCAGAAACTACACTATTACCCGAATCGGCAGTGTCCAGCATCAATAAATGGGGACACCTACGCCAACAAGACCTACAACTGAGTTGGTTGGACGGACACCTAGAAGCATTTTTCAATCACTGATAATATACGTAGATAAATACGGGCATGGAAAAAGTACAAACCATACCAGTATTCATAGGATATGATCCACGCGAAGCGATAGCATTCCACACATGCGTCAATTCCATAATTAGGCATGCCACACAACCGGTGAGCATACACCCGTTGGCACTTAATCTGTTGTCTGGATATAAGGAAACGCACACAGACGGATCAAATCATTTCATATATTCGAGATTCCTAGTGCCATACATGGCGGGATTCCAGGGACGTGCCATATTCATCGACGGAGACATGATAGTCAAGGACGACATAGCCAAGCTCTGGCGAATGAGCGAGGAGTTGGGAGCATTTGATGTCGCTGTGGTCAAGCATGACTACAAGACCAAGATGCCCGTAAAATATTTGGGTGCCAAGAATGAGGACTATCCACGCAAGAATTGGTCCAGTGTGATGTTGTTCAACTGTATGACCATGCCCTGTAGGAAATTAACACCAGAATACATACAAGAGGCAACGGGTTCGCACCTACATAGATTTGAATGGACGAGAGACGAGCGTGTGGCAGAACTTCCCAAGGAATGGAACTGGTTGGCAGAGGAGTATGATGACAATCCTGATGCCAAACTGGTACATTACACACTAGGCACTCCCTGTTTCCACGAGTTTGCTGACACTGGTATGGCCAATGATTGGCATCAGGAGAGACTGTTCACTGAATACTGCCAACAACGCATTGACCTACTAGATGACGAACACTGATATACTCTGTATTGAACGTAAGTTTCGAGATTTCCCTGCCAAGGACAACATGGGAAGTTTCATCAACAACTTTGCCCGAGGTTGCAACGGCCAAATAATCAGTTGGCAAGAGGCGAAAGACAAAC